TAGTGAATTTAATCCAGTTGAAAAAATTATGTCATCTCGTGATCCAAATGATATTAATATTAATTCTATGTTTAAAGATGTTAAATACAAACAAATGACAAGTTATGAAATGCTTATTAAAATGATGGTTGATGAAAAAACTGAAAGTAAAGTTGGAGAATATATGAATAATATCAAAGAAGATGATGTAAATGAAGCAGCATCAAAATTAGATGATGTTTTAAAAAACACAGAATCTAATGATAATGCATCAAGATTACTTGGAACAATGTTATCTAATATTAAAGATGAGGTTATTGAAATGGGAAATAATCCAAATCAAAATTTAGATGGAAAAGATGCTCTACAAGGTTTAATGGGTATTGCTAAAAAAGTAGCAGGAGGTATGACAGATGAAGTTAAACAAAGTGGATTATCACCAATTGAAATTTGGGAAGCTACAAGTTCTTTAGCAAGAAAAACTGTTAAAAGTGATGCTTTGGATATTGTAGATGGTATTATTAAACAAAATATTTATAGTGGTATGAATAATAATCAAGGAATGAATATGAATATGAATATGAATGGAGATTCTCAAGTTGAAGAACTTGGAAACAACATAAATTCTTTAAATTTTGATGATGATGTTGAATAAATTAATTTTTTTTATGTATAAATAAATATTTATTTATTTATTAAAGTTTATAATAAATTTAAATTATGCGTGAATTTGAAATAATTTAAAACGAAATTTAGTTATATAATATTATAAAATGGCATCAAACATTTATAGAGTTAATAAAAAATTTAATTTAGACAAAATAATTGGAGAAAATTTATTAAAACCAGTTTGTTGTATTTTTACTCAAGGATTAAAAGATAAAGAAAATGAATTTAATAAAACACTTGTTGATACTCTTCTAACAATATCAAAAGTAAATACATATTGTGTTATTGTTGTTGTAGATTTTGATGATTTTACAGATGATACTGGACATTATGATAAAGCTAAAGGAAATGTTCCCTTTTTTATAATTTATTTTAAAAAAAAAGGATTATATTATTATGATACACAAAATGATACACAAAATAATTTTATTGCTATAACATGTGAATACATTAGTAAATTTAATGAAACTTATAAAAATATTATATCAGATAAAATTATTCCAGAAGATTTTTATCCAAAAGAACAACAAAATCAACAAATTGAAATACAAAATGATGAAGAAGAAGATATAGAAAATGAAGAAAAAGTAGATAAACAACAAATTAAAACAATTAAAAATAAATCAAATAATAAAAATAAAAAAAATAAAAAAGAAAAAATTAAAATAGAACAATCTGAAGAAGATTATGAAGAAAGTGAAGAAATTGAACAATCTGAAAATGAGGAGGAGGAAAAAAGTGAAGAAATTGAACAATCTGAAAATGAGGAGGACGAAAGTGAAGAATCTGAAGAAGAAATAGAACAATCTGAAGAGGAATTAGACAGTGTTCAATTAAGAGAAAGAGAAGAAAAGAGAAAAAAATTAGAAACTTTAAGAAAATTATCTGCAAAACAAAAAAATAGATAGACTAAAATAATATACAATTATTATGATTAATTTTTTTATATATTGTTTAAATATATAAATGAGTGAATTCTGGATATATAATCCTAATATTTTATTTGATGATTATTATAAAATATTACCAACAAAAGATATGTCTCGTGTTGAACAAATGAATACAGTATCAAGATTACTTATATATTTGTTAATTTTAATATTAGTTTTTAATAGAAATAGTGACATAATAATATTAATTTTAATTGGTTTATTATTAATAACTGTATTTTATTTTATATATAAAACTGACAAAGTAGGAATACAAAATGATTTGTTAAAAGAAAATGAAGATGAATTTGAAACATTTGAATCAAAACCTGATTTACTTGATAATCAGGAATTAAAGAAAGATATACTTGATCTTTATGAAGAAAAAAAAGAACAAAATATAAAATCTTTAAATTCTAAATTAGAAGATAAAACAATTTTAGAATCTGGTTATATTGATTTTGATGGAAATTATAAAATAGGAGGAAATAATGCAGATATTAGTATTTACGAAGAAAATAAATCTGTTCCTAAAATTTCAATGGAAAAAAGTGAAACTATTGAAAAAAAAACATGTAGAAAACCTACAGTAGAAAATCCTTTTAATAATATAGTTTTTTCAGATTATTTACAAGAAGGAAATATTCCACAACCATGTAATTCAAATGAAGAAACTTTAACTGAAATGCAAAACTTATATAACAGTTCAATTTTTAGAAATTTAAGTGATGTATTTGAAAGAGAAAATTCACAAAGAACATTTTATACTGTTCCTATTACTCAAACAGCAGAATCTCAAAAAGATTTTGCAAATTGGTTATATAAAACTGGACCAACTTGTCATGAAAACTCAAATTATTGTTCATATTATCAAGATCCATCAATGATATCTCAAAGATATTAAAAATTTAAAATTATTAATTTTATTATTTATTATTTATAAAAATTGAATAAATTATCATATATTAATTTATTAATTATACAAAAAATAAAATACCAGTAATAATGGAAAAAACACAAGTTGTTGAAGAATTAAATATAACATTTTATGATAAATCTAAATTTAATGTATTTAGATTAGATGGACATAAATTTAGTAATTTAACAAAAAAAAATTTTGAAAAACCATTTGATACTAATTTTAATATTTTTATGAAAGAGTGTGCTAAATTTATTTTTGAAAAATATAATTTTCAACTTTGTTTTGTTGGAAGTGATGAAATAAGTTTAGTTTATTATCCTATAACAGAAGATAAACCTGATTCTCAATTACCTTTTAATGGTAAAGATTATAAATTATTATCTCTTTTATCTTCTTGTATTTCTTCACAATTTAGTATTTTAAGTGGATTATATAACGAATTTGATTGTAGACATTTTTATTATAATACATTAGAACAAGTTAAAGAATATTTAATATCAAGAAGAAAATATACAGTAAAAAATAGTAAGATGATGTTAGCTCAACATAATTTTTTCAAAAATAAATTAAATAAAATTTCAAGTAATGAAGCTATAAAAATGTTAAAAAATGAATTAAATATAGATTATTATGAAGTTGTTGAAGAATCTATTAGACGAGGAATTATGATTTATAAAAAAAAAGAAAAAATGAAAAAAATCATTAATAAAAAAGGAGAAGATGTTGAAATCGAATTTGAAAGAAAATGTCCAATTTTTGAAGATTCTATTGAAATAGCAATTGAAAATAATACTGCTTAAATATTTTTATACTAAAAATTGATATTAAATAAAAGAATTTTTAAACTTTTCAAAAGACATAATTTCTTCGTCTTTTTCTAATGTTTGTTTATAATTTTCATAAGCTCTCACTTCACTTCCACTTATATTATGAACAGGTTCAACATAATAATGTTTATATCTTCCAGAATAAGTTTTTAGGAATGAATATCTTGAACCAGTCATATAAATATTTTGTTCTTGAAATTTAAGTTCATTTGTAAATTCTGTAACAATAATGTCAAGCTGTTGAGACCAAAAACCAGATTCTCCAACATCTTTAATTTTAGTAATATATATAATTTTTTTTTTAATAAACTCATTTTCTGTAAGACAGTCCTGTATCATATTAAATCTATATTTATAAGAATGTGGATTTCTTTCGTTAACTTCTTCATTCTTTGTTGAACCTAAAACAATAAAAATATAATCAAATTGTTTTGCAGTTCTTTCAAACAAATCAATATGTCCTTTGTGTAAAGAAGAAACTTGAAATCTCCCAACAATCACACCAATAGTTTTATCATTGCTTCCCATAACTATTACTTTTATTTATAAAACAGTTAGATATTTAATAATTATATATATAAAATTCATTTTTTTTTTATTTAAAATTTGCTATACATTAATAATATAATAATAATAATATTTAGAATGAATTATAACAGTGAAAATTGTGTAGTATTTTCAAATGAAGAAAATTTTATTACTTTTTTAAAAAATAAAATTGTAGAGATAGAAATGAAAAATTATTGTAACTTTAATATTAACCTTAGAAATTATCAAGATATAAAAAATATTGGAAATAGTTTATCAAAATCAGTTGGACATTTATTAAAATATAAATTAGATATTATTATATTTAAACATCTTATTATATCAACAAGTAGTTTAAATGAACAACATATTTTATTGGCTTGGAAAACAAAATCTAATTATGGTTTTATAGAAAATGAAGGAATGAATGAAAATAATTTAATTTTTAAAATAGATTTTAGAACAATAATGAAAAATAATAAATTATTAATGAGATTTGAATGGTTTGAGTTTAATGAGTTATGTTTAGATACAGATTATTATAATAAAAATATTTCAGATAATGCAATGCAATATATTTTTAATTATGCTTCTTATTTAAAAATTAATTCTATAAAAGTAGATATTGACGGAATAATTACAGAAGGATATATTGAAAAATATTTAAAAGAAAAAATATCAATACCTTCTTTTAATAAAAAATATGAAAATAAAGAAACTCAAACTTGTTTGAACAACGAAGAAAAATATATTCAAACAGAAATAGAAAATGATATAAATCTGGATGATATAAACTATAATATAAACGCCGACAATAGTGATACATATGAAGAACAAAAGCAAAATGAAATAAATGAAAGTGATATATATAAAGATAAAATTAATTATAAAAAAGTTTTTCAATTAAGTAATGATAGTGAATCTGATGATGAATTTATAATGATAATTCCTACATTAAATGTTTTCCTTGAAGACGAAAATTAAAAGTAATATTTTAATGATGTTTTTTTCTTATAATCTGGAAATAACTTTTTAATTTTAATAAAATAATCAAATCCTGAATCAAATTTTATATCTGATTCTCTATTATCTTTTTTTAATTTATTATAAACAACTTTAGGTATGGCTTTTTCATTAAATTCATACATTCTTAGATAATTTAAATGTTCTAAAAGTTTATCATTTAAATCAAATGAAATACCAATTTTGTAATAATTTTTGTATTTTTTTAAAGTTGTAATTCTTTCTTTTCCATTTAAATTTGTATTATCATTAATTATTCTGTCATATTTTAAAGGTTCTAATACTAATTTATTATAATTATTAGTATTTTTATTATTATTAATTTTTTGTTGTTTAATATCATCATTATTAAAATAATAAAAATTATCAAGATTATTAATTAAAAACTTTCTTAAAAATGATTTACCTGATGCTGGAAATCCCATAAACATAATTAAAATTTTATTATGTTTTGAAATTTTTTTATTAATTTTATTTGATAAATTTTTTAAAAAATCTTTATCATAATATTTAAGATTAGGATAAGTTATAATACTTAATTTATCAGAATTTTTGTAATTTTCTGGTTTAAAAAACAATTCAGGTGTTTTAAATTTAAGTTTACAATTTTCAGCAAATTTAATATCTGTGTCAGAAAAATCATCCTTTCTTCCACAAGCGTCTCCGATATAATATACTTTATTTTTTATTACTTGAATCAAATTTTTACTTTTAATATTATCAAATAATTCACTTTTAATATGATACCAAGAATGACATAAAGGTTTTCTATATTTATTGTGTCCAATTGATGCAAATACAAAAGCTATATTTGATTTTTTGCAAATATTATTTAATTTAAAAATCCAATTATCTATCTTTTCTTTTTTAGTTAATCCTGATTGATTTGAAATAATTCCATTTAAATATTCTTTATTATCTAAGACTTGAGGAACTTTATCATAAATAAAAGTCCAATCATTTTTATCTTTTGGAAATTTTCTACCAGATGCGGTTTTAATAACAGTATAATCTAAATCAAATAAATTAATTCTTTTAACATTTTTTAATGAATGTAATTTTTCATGATTTACACCAAAAATAAAATTATTATTAATTGTCCAATCTAACATAATATATTATTATTTATTTTGTTTTTAATTTTCAATATTTATCTATTATAAAAAATATTATATAAAATCACTCAAATTATTATTAAATATATATGTTAAAAATATCATTTTTAAGAAAAATAAGTACAAATATTTTAAATAGGAAATATAGTAATAAAATAAAAAATTATTTAGAAGATACAAAACATATTTTTAAACAATATGATAAAAGAAGATTTACAAATTATCCAAATATTCCTGTATTTAAGATTTCTTTAGGTTGTGGAATATTTAGTTTATTTTCTTTTGGAGGATATTTAATTTTTAAAGAAAATGTTCATTTATATTTATCAAATCAAGGATCAGAAATTGCAGGAAATATTGTAAATTCTGAGGATGTTAAAATAAGTGTAAATAAATTAATTGATGATCCAGAAATGACAGAGGTAGTTAATAAATTAAGTGTTGAAGTTATAAATAAATTATGTGAAGATGATGAAATTAAAGAAAGTTTAGCAAATTTAATAATTGATGTTTTTAACAGAAAAAATGTTCAAGATGAATTTACAAAATGTATAATAGATATTTTAAATCAAGATATTATTTATAAAGAATTAAATAGTATTATTAAACAAACTACACAAGATAAAGAAAATATAGAACAAATAAATAAATTAGTATCAAAAGTTGTTAAAAGTAATGATACTATAAAATCAGTAAAAGAATTTATTTATAATTTAATATTTAAAAGATAATTAAATTTTGTATTAAAAATTATTTTTCAGCATCAGGTAAATCATAATAATTTGCATCACCATAAGCAAATAAAGAAAATAATTTTTGAGTCCATGGAATTTCTGCTCCATGTGATGAACCTCTAGCAGTATTAATATTTGTGTCTTGTGTAATATCACTAAGAAATGGATATTGACATGAAATATGTTTTTGAATTTTTCTTAATGATTCAGGTATATTATTACTTTTATTAGCATATTTATTAAAATTTTGATAATATTTAATTGCATCAAAATCATCAATATGAGTAATTTTCATTTGAATTCTCATATTATCAGGTTTTTTATTAAATGAACCAGTATGTACTAAATTAGCATTAAAAATAATAGCACTTCCAGGATTACATTTTACTTTTTGTGTAACATCAGTCCAATTAAAAGAATGTTCATATTTATTTTTATGACTTTTAGGAATAACATCTAAACAACTATCCATATCTTCTAAATAAAATAAAATAGTATAAGAATCATGTTTTTGTTCAGGATTAAAAAATATTCCATTATTATCTCTATGACAAGTATGAATATTTGATTTCATAATCATCCAAATATAATCCATAAATTTATAATCAGAACCTAATATTTTAGAAATATGTTCATTTATATAAGAAGAATTTGTAATTTCTTTTTTTATTTTAATGTATTCATTATTTTTTGCTAATTTAGAAAATTTTTCAACTTATTCAGGAGTTAATATATTATTTATAACAAGAAATCCATCATTTAAAATATTATTTTCACTAGCATTTTCAATATAATCTTTAACAAAATATCTTAAAATAATACTTATTATAATAATAAGTAAAATAATTATAATTAGAATAACAACCATATATTATATAATTATTAAAAAAATAAAAATAAAAATAAAAATATAAAAAATTTTTCATTATTTTTATATTATTAATTTCAATACTTTAATATAAAAACTTTTCTAAACAATAAGATCTAAAAATTTGTTCAAATCATCAAGAAATATTTTAGAACAATTATTTCTAAATTTGTTAAGAAAGTAATAAATAAGTATCTTGAAATCAGAAACATGAACAGAATTTTCTAAAAATTTAGAAGATTCGTCTTGATAATATCCTTTTCCACCAATATTAATAAAAATAAATCCTAAATTAATATCTCCTGTACCAAATTGAATAGAACTTGTCATAGGATTAACAATAATTTCAATATCTCTATTTAATGGATGATTTTTATCAAAAGTCTTCCAAATTTGAAAAGTAAATCCATCATCAGAATATCCAATATCTTCCATTTTGATATTAAGTATTTTAGAGATTTTATATTTTGTTTTGTTTATTTTTACTCTTAATATTTTAAGAAATTGAATATAAATAAAATTCAATTTTTTATAAAAACATCAAGTTTATTTATATATAAATTGTATAATGAAAACTATTTTTTTAATATTTCCTATACATTTATTTAAAAATATTACTTTATTAAAAAAAGCAAAAAATTGTAAAATTATGTTAATAGAAGAACCAAGATTCTTTACAGATTTTAAATTTCATAAATTAAAATTAGCTTATCACAGAGCAACAATGAAATATTATTATGATTATTTAAAAAAAAATAAATTAGATGTAAGTTATGTAGAATTTAAAAATGTAAAAAGTGATTTTTATAAAAAATTATCATCAAATAAAGTATTTTATTATGAAACTTATGATCATAAATTAGAAAATAAATTAAAAGAAAAAAATTTTACAAGAATTAATAGTTTAAATTTTTTAATTACAAGAGAAAAAGCTGAAGAAAATAAAAATTTATTTTACAAAAATGATAAATATAATTTTATGAATTTTTATAAATATCAAAGAAAAACTCTTAATATATTAGTTGATAAAAATGGCGAACCAAAAGATAAAAAATGGACTTTTGATACAGAAAATAGAAATAAATTACCTCAGGGAACAAAACTAAAAAATCCTAAAATTTATAAAAATAAATATATAAATGAGGCAATAGAATATGTTAAAAAACATTTTTCAAAAAATTATGGAGAAACAGATAATTTTATATATCCAGTAACACATACAGAAGCAAATACTCATTTAAAAAATTTTTTAAAAAATAAATTAAATAAATTTGGAAAATACGAAGATGCAATATCAAAAGAAAATCATTTTATTTATCATTCTATATTATCACCTATTTTAAATGTTGGTTTATTAACTGATAAAGAAGTATTAAAAGAAACAAGTAAATATGAAAATAAAGTTAAAATTCAAGATTATGAAGGTTTTATTAGACAATTAATTGGATGGAGAAATTATTGTATTGTTGTTTATTTATTTGATAATGTAAAAATGGAAAAAATGAACTTTTTTAAAGCAAATAAAAAATTACCATATAAAAAAATGTGGGAGGGTAATACTGGAATTACTCCTGTTGATGATGCAATAAAAGGAATTGTTAAATATGCTTATTCTCATCATATAATTAGATTAATGGTTTTAGGTAATTATATGTTATTATGTGGATTTAAACCAATGGATATTTATAATATTTTTATGGAATGGTATATTGATAGTTATGATGTTTTTATGAAATTAAATGTTTTTGGTATGTCACAACATTCTGTTAAAAATTTAGCAATGACAAAACCATATTTCTCTTCTTCAAATTATATAGTTAAAATGAGTGATTATTCTGCAAAAGAAGAATGGACAAATATTTTTAATGATCTATTTTATGCATTTATAAATAAACATAAAGATTATTTGAAAAAAAATTATGGATATTCAAGATTAGTTACTTTATGGAATAAAAAAACAGCAAGTGAAAAAGCAAAAATACTTAGAAATGTATTATCATATATAAAAAAATTATAATTATCATTTGACCAACTCAGGAAATTCTTTGCGACTATCATTAAATCTATTTCCTTTATCAATACCTTTTCTCACACGTTTCTCTTTGTTTTTAGCACGTTTCTTTTCAGAGAGTTTTTTTTTGATTTCTTCTTCCAAATTTCTTAAATCTTCAAAAGCATTACTACTTATTTCTGAAAGTTCAAGATATTTTGGCTCAACAATTTCTGTGAATTCCTTTTTTATGGACTCATATTGTTTCCTAAGTACATGATGTTCTAAATACATAGTAACTACATCATCAGACATATTAGAAACAAGATATTTTCCTTGAGGAATTTTAGAAACACAAGAGTAAAGTAACCTCTCATACTTCTCTTCAAAAGTCAGAATAGAACATAAAGATATTTCTTTTACTTTTTGTGTTTCACAGCATGACCACCAATCAAATTTTGATTTTTCTTCACTGATACAATCTTCATTAAATTCTCCATCTTGTTCAAAAATCAAAGAAATATCTTGAAAATCATCAACTCTCATCAAATTTCTTAAACAAAAAGAAATACAAAATGTTCTAAACAGTTTTGCGTTCT